ATAGTGTGCTTTCACAGTAACCACATATTTGTTTTAAATATTCTACTTTTTGTTTAGACTTAATTATATCTTCATCAGCGTCAATAAATTTATCAACATCTTGTCTTAATACTTTTAAATCAAAATTTTTATCTTTATATTCTTGAGGTTCTGCTTTACCAGTATAGAACAACCACTTTTTTAGATGTAGTTGTGAATGATCACCCTCTGCTTTTTTAAGCATGAGAGCATATGTAGAATAAGTTTTAAGATATTGAGAATGAAGTTGTGGTGTCTTTAGACTTTCTAAATCTAGTTCAGTATCATCAATTTTCAAATCTTTTTCGGCCTTCGCCTGAAGTTCATCAAGTGTCATAATTTAATCCTTTGTATTATATAGTAAACTAAAAAGGGGTCGTATATTCGTGTAGTTTGTAACCTAAAGTAACAGTTGCTTGTAGATATTCTATATCAGTTGCATTTTGATTATAGTCTAAAGCAGATAATGCTTTTGGGTATGTGTCTCTAAATGTTATTTCTATTAGTGGTATATTTCTATTTGATAATGTTATAAGTTTTGCGTCTGAAAATATAGCACCATCATTAGTGGCTCTTGTCACTCTACCTGCGTCAGTAAGATTTGCTTGTTGTGATAAAGGCATTCTATCACTACCTTCTGTAATCAAGGCACGATATTTGTCATCACTATCCATTTGTGCAAGACCAGCCATCCAGTCATGTACACTACGATAATTAGTCAAATCTTCATCTACAATAAATGTTATATTCAAGTCTTCAAATGTCATATCGTTACCTGGTATTCTTACAGGCATAAGTCTAGTTGGTTGATTTATTTCTGTTAATGTTATACCGGGAATATTTGCTTGAATAGAATTAAATTCTACTCTAGGTAGTTTTGTTATTTGAAACTTAAACTTTGTAGGATCTGCATAATCTAATCCAGACCCACTTGGTTGTTTACTTGATAATGTTGTGTCAGTCATATATTAGTATTTATAATAAAAAAAGGGGGCGTTAAAGCCCCCTCTTAATTTCGTTAACAAACGATATATTACATTAAGTTAGTTACTTTAACCATTCTGTAATAGATGTTTGCTTGGTCTGTTCCTACATCAGAAGCTTGAGCAGATGATTCTGCAAATGGGTTTCTGATTAAACCATACCTAGTCTTGAAACCAATCTTAGGTTGGAATGTAGATTCGCCAACTGCTCTCACCATTTGTAGTGGAACATATGGGCAGTAGAACATACCAGCGTCATAAGGTGAAGTACCTTTGTAGCCAACAGTAAAGTATTGAGCAGCTGTGTTGTTTGACGCATATGGGTCAATGTACACTTTGTATCTGCCGTTTAATGTACCAGCAAAAGTATTACCAGTATCATCTACGTTTAGACTGTTGTTAAGAGCAGGAGTGTAATCTAATACACCAGCCATTTGTAAAGCAGAAGCAACGTCTGAAGAACAGATAATGATGTTACCTTTTCCTCTTCTTGTCTCTTGTGCGATTACGTTAGCGTCTCTTTCTACTTGGAACATTAAACCTTTGAACTTCTCAACAGACCATCTACCGTTTGAATCAGTATCTAAGTCAAATGTACCTGAAGTTGTAGTGTTAATGTTAGCACCTTTTTTCGCTTTTTCGTAAATTGTTCTTACTACTTCTCTGTTGATCTCAGCAAGGATCTCAGCAGATAAGATGTTAGCAAGTTCAGTTTCAGCGTCTAAACCGTGGATCGCTTTAAGGTCTTGAGCAAGTTCCATTGTGTACTCAGCTTTTAACTGTCTAGTTTTAGCTGTTACAGTTGACTTCTCAATACTGAAAGCCATCTCTGCGAATGATGAAGAAGCTTCAGCAGTTGCTGTTGCAATACCAGTACCAGCAGTTACGCTAGTTGTAGTATCGTTCATCAGACCAGGATTTAGTGAAGCAGAATGTGTACCTGTTCCAGAGAAATCTGAATCAGCTTCATTGAATAATGCTTCTGTGCCTGAGTTTGAAGTAAATCTGGACTTCATTGCAAAGATAAGACCAGTTGGTCCTGTCATTGGTTGAACGCCACAGATATCGTATGCGATAAGATTAGGCATAGCTCTTCTAACTAGTGAAATTAGGATTGGATCCCAGTTTGCTACGGCAGCGTCACCTGTTACGTTTGCAATCTCACCTAAGAATGCTCTGTCTTCTTTCGCAGCTTTTTCTTGGTTTTCAAGGATAACAGCAGTTACCGCTTTCTTGTAAGGGTTATCTATTTTTGGTAGATCGCCATGCTCAAGAACCGGAGCCCACTTTTCCTGTAAGTTTTGCGAATTAAACATTTCGTTTATCTCTCCTTAGTTTTATTTTCCGTAGATATCTCTACTTTTACCCCTACTGATCGCAGCCGTATAGCGAGCCATTGAATCTGATAGATCCGCTACTGTGTTACCATCATTAGAATCTTGGTTTACTGTATCAACATTTTCAGTTGATTCAGGTGCTTTCGCTGTACCAAAATAACTTTCTTTAATTGTAGAAAGTTTCTTAGCATATGCGTCAGCATTTTCGAAAGATACATCTTCTACTAAAGATTTAATCTTTTCTTTTTCAGTATCAGCTAATCCTTCTACTGTCTGTTCAAAGATTTCGTCTTTTGTATATCCTTCGATTAACTTTTTGTCTTCGATTGACTTCTCTGTCATTTCATTGACTTTAGCTTTCATTTCTTCAAGCTCTTTTTCTTTTGCTTCCAGAACGTCATATTTTTCATCTGGAACATCAATGTAATGATCTTCGAATAGTTGCTTTAAGCCACCAATAAAGTCTTCAGCGATTTCGCCCTTGATACCTTTTTCGATAGCAAGTTCGTTATCAGCCATCCACTGTTCTACAACATAGTTGAGATAGTTGTCGACCTTAGTTGTTAGCTCTTCTTTCGCACCTGCTTTTGCTTCGTCTAATTCAGTTGCGTACTCACCTTCTAATCTTTCGATTTCAGCTTTCACTTTAGACTTAACAGCAGCTTCGAAAATTGTAGCAGCTTTTGTTTTAAATTCTTCCGAAAGGGAATCGTCTCCAGAAACTAAAGCATTTACATCATCTGATACATCAATAGATTTTACTCTTTGATCTACAGCTTCTTTGTTTACTTTCTTTTCTTTCTCGTCTTCTTTATCATGCATACCTTCTTTTTTCTCGTCACCATGCATTGCAGCCATGATTTTTCCGTAAGCAGAAGCAATATCTGCTTTCTTCATTTTGTTCATGTTGTCATACATTGCTTGGATCATACCAGATTTAGTTTTAGGCATTTCCATGATTTCGTCTTCGTCTTTATCGTCTTCTTTTTTCTTTTCGTCTTCACCGTCATGTGTACCTTCTGCTTTCATGTGCTTATCTGCAGCAAGTTTTTGCATAGGTTCTGCCGGTGCGGCACCTTTGGTAGGAGCAGAGGTATCTTTTTTAACTTTGTCCTTAGACTTATCTTGTCCAACTTTGTCAGTTGGAGAAGTTACTGCCGGACCAAGATCCTCATAGTCGCCTGCTTTTTGCATAGGGTCTGCTTTACCTGCACCTTTTTTAGGTGCGTCATGCATTGCCTCAGCCACTGCGCCCTCAGGAGCTTCAGAAACGATATTTTCGTTTTTGATTTCTTCAGCCATTTGTAATTACTCTCCTAATTTGATATCAAATTTTTGCGTATAACTATTTATTATTTTGTTAGTTTCTGTAAGAATCTATCGAAAGCTACAGCCTCTGCTACAGCTTTACGCTCTCTAGTTTCACGCTCAATTTGTTCTTTAATTTCAGAAACATCTTGTTCTTTGATGATTCCGTTGTCCCATACCCACTCTTTACCTTCCATTACGCCGTTGACGAATGCCTGTGGAGCAGAAGGATCTGCGACTATATCGGCTGCTGTTGCTAAGTAAAAGTCAGATTTTACATAGTTAGTACCGCCTTTATTCTCTAGAGAACCCATGCCTCTAGAAGAAACTCCTAATTGTGCGCCTTCATCTATCAATGATTTCACTATTTTTCCGTATGGTGTATCAGTAATCTTTGCTTCACCAATGTAATTACCTTTACCATCACCCTTTAGTTCAGTAATAATATGTGATACTCTTTCTAGATTTACAGTCGGTCCGTCAGGATGACCTAACTCACCAAATGCTCTTTTACGCTCAATAAATTCTTTGTTGTAACGATTAACTTCTTTTTCTAATACTTCCATAGGGTAAACACGACCATTTCGGTTTTTAATGTTTGCCTGCATGAAAATACCCTTGATTTTATGAGACTTTTTACCGTTGTCTTCTTGTTCAACGATATATTGTGCCTCGTTTATTTCTTCTCTAATCAGTTTCATGTTGCGTATTTTCCCCTTTAGTTCTATTTATGTTATCTAACCTCTAAAATCACAGTATAACTGTCATTTGCAACGAAATTGTGTGTTGAGAACAGTATGTCACCAGTTGGTGATGTAGCATTATTCGCTATTTGTATCGCAGGTGTTTGTAAATCTATCGTACCTTGACCTGATAAAAATAATGCTGACGCATTAGTTGTTCCGTCAAATAAGATTTCAACGGACCCCTTAGGATCCGTTGTATTGATACTATAAATTACTCTTGCGATTTTAGTAGATGAGGACGCATGATTTAGTGCGCTTGCGTCTACCTTTGTCACAAGACTTTCTCCTGTACCGTCAGAAAAGTTTGTAAATTTCATAACGGTCTTTGAACCGCTGACATCTGTAATAGTTTGTG